TCAATTTGAAGCCGGCGAAGCTGGCCAATTGATCTCGGTTGGAAATCCTTCCTGTTCGGGCACTTCTCGTAGGGCCTGGCGGTACATCTGCCATTCTTGCCTTTCTGACTCGCCCAGCGGAGAGTCGGGGACCTGTGTCCAATCACATCCCCGGAGGAGACCATTCCGATGGCGTCTTGCGGCGGTTGCTAGCTGCTCCTCGGACAGAGGGGATTGGTTCAGAACGTCCTCATCGACGTAGTCAGGCACCAACTCCCAGGACTCGGTCTGACTCCGCCACACGGCCACTTCGCCATCAGAGGACGGCTGTGGGGGAGGTACCAAGGTAGCATTACCCGGCACCATGGGCTGTCCCCCCTCAGGATCCGGCAATGCCTCATCGAGACCCGTATAGCGCCCAGTGGCATAGTCAAAGCAGTAGACTCTCTTACTCATATGAAAGTCCTGTATCGGATGTAGACAGGGTAAGCGAAGTTGACCGGGCGTGATTCGTTTCCACCGGCGCTGTTAGTGGTGAAGGGATGGGAATGAAGTCCCGACTCACCACTGGTGCTATACGCGTTGATGATATCAGTGTAATCATCCCCCGAAGACAAGACGCCGGGGCCAGCCTGCTCTGCCCCTTCCGGGACAGGGTGGGAGTGAAGCCCCCCAGAATCGGTAGTGCCAGTGTGTACGTGTCCCTTGTTCTCGTCCGCCTGATATGAACCGCCAGTCCTAGTCCCTCCCAATACTCGGAAGAAAATATCTCGCAGGTCAGGTGCTCGAAACGTGGTCTCTCCATCTCCGTCGCTGAAGGCCGGTTTCCACTGTAGGCCGGATGTCCATACCGCATCGGATACCACAGTGCCGCCAGCCTGTGCATAAGCCCACAGCTCGGAATAGGTCTCACGGCTCAGTATCTGCCCCAGCGGTTGAATATACCCAGGTGCCGGGTTGCCGTACGCCGCGTCCAAGCGGATCACCAAAGTGCCGACCAGCCCGGTTTCATTGACCATGTTCTTGATTGCCTGAGCGACTTGGTCGAACCGACCCTGTTCCGGGGTAACTCCCCCTGCCATCAGCACGTTCAGGAGTTCGCGCTGGATCATGTTGGGCCAATGGGCGCGCAGCACCGTGCGGGCCACTGGTGGCAAGGCTTTGGAATTACCGTCGGTAAACTCGCCGCCTGCGGTGGCTGTCGGATCATTGTATTGAAACATTTCAGGGCCTCAGATCATTCAATAGCGTTCTGGGATAGTGTTTGGGTTGAAATTCCAACCGCCACGCCAGCCCCTGACGTTGATCTTGGCAATCCCGTCGCTGCTAAGATCATATTCGCTATCGCTTGCACCACACCCAACCAGCCACGTTTCCCCAGGGGTAACGGCGACACTGTCATTAAAGTAAAAACCTGCGTTGGTTGCACCGGAAGGGCGTGTTGACCGGCCTGCCCAGCAGTTTAGGTTGAAGGAATAACAGCCATTAACGTCAACGATGCAGGCGCCATAGTTGTCATAGTGCACGCAGTTTGCCCGGAAAATGGTCATACCATCGTGGGCGGTGCTGCCGTTATGTGAGGTCCCACCTCGGTCTGGTTGACCATTGCTGTATCCGTGACTGTTAACCTCATACACTTTGCTTTGCGGCGCGTTGATATTGTCGTGGTAGTTGAACCCGTCGTAGCCGTTATAGGCCGCCGTACAGCCGTCTACGTAGCAGATCGACACTCGATCCATATCGAGGCCATTCAGGTAACCGCCGATGAAGGCGCAGTTTCTGAAGGTGGCGTAACCGACCTCACCGACTGGCGTCGAAACGGACATACTGTCTTGATCACCGGTTCCGTGGTTATACATGCACCACTTTATGTTCTCGCAGTAGAACTCTTTGCTGTTCTGCATGACAGCCCAAAAACTACCGCCAGGGGCCGTTCTTACAACCATGGTATTGAAGTCAGGCTCACGCCCATCGTGTAGGTGAACCCAAACATTGTCCCCGTCGAAGTACCATGTCCCTGCTTGCGATTGGCAATCGGCGACCGACTCCACTTGTTCCAGTTTGATGGGAAGTCCACGGTAGTCTCGAACAGCGGCATCGAAGACATGGCCCACGCCTGGGCAGGTTCCCATCCAGGCATCGCCATCCGCGACCCACGCGAGTAGAGAAAAGGCCTCGCAGGTGCTGAGGAAAACTTCGCCTTCCGCCTTCATCGAAAGGTGGAACGGGTGGTTCCAAAGCACTCCAACGGGAGCGTCATGCCGTGGATAAATGCCATTGCTATACCGGCCCGGTCCCAGAATGATCTCTACGTCAGTTGTCGGCGTACCGATAAGATCATTAAAAAGATAGCTCAGGGATCTGATGCTGCTGGCCCTGGACAGGCCGTCATTGTCATCGGAAGCCCCCAGAAAGCCCACATAGTAGGTGGTCTTAGTCAGGCTTCTGCCAGCAACATCCTGAGTATAGGCTGGGGTCACTTTAACCGTGCCCCCATTGTGATCTTGCTCGATATTAATCCGCCTGGGAGTGTTGAAATGCCTCGGGAGATAGGCCAGATTCCCCATGAGACCGCCAATCCGATTTGCAGTGTCCGCTCTTAACGTGCCGACTTCTGATTCGATTGCCTCCACCCTCCGGGTACTGAGCGGCGCGCCTCGATAGCCTGATGAGTTTCCGCACCCGATAAAAGGTCGGCTAAAGACGCCCGTCTTATCCGTTGCAGCGTCCAGGTAAAACCTGATCAGTGACGTCGTTGGTAAGATCGCGACGCCGTCGAAGTGAACACGTAAAGCGCTGTTGATGGCGCCACCACCCAAGTTCCATGTCTCGCGCGCGACCTCTGATCCCGATTCATCGTATTGGATGAGCAGAACCCGTGGGGTACCCGAGCCGCCGGCTTCCAACGACTCCACATAGCACGAACAGGACATGACATCCTGCTCGAACTGATCGCGCGGGAAGTCTACCGATGCCGCCCCATTCGGGGTGCCCTCTCCTCGGCGAAGAACAATGCACCGCCGACCGTTGAAGGTGTCCAGGGAGAGGTTTTCACCGTAGTATGAGTAAATACTTTTATCCGTGAGCGCCAGGTCGGGGAACAGGTTTGGCTCGGTGTGTTCAGAGGCTCCCCCCGTGGCGGTATCTTTGAAAAACTCTGACGAGACGGAGCGTCCTTTTTCTTCCGCAACACCACCCGTCGCGTGTAGATAAGTGATATCCAACTCATCGGAAATCGGCGACGGCGTCTTGAAGAACTGGCCCTCGATGGTACTTGCCAGACCGGCACCCACGGAGCTGTGCATAGCCAGCCCGCCTCTCTCGGAAATGGCCTTCACGATCCGCGCCAGGGTCGGCAACTGGCCCGATTCGGTGTCTACTACCTCTTCATCGGAGCCATTCACAAACTGGGTTAGTTTGTCCTTCTGAACCCCGATGACGACAACATAATGTTCATAGGTTTGGTCAATATCACTCACGATAAGCTCCCCACGGCTCCCGGTAGCCCGAAATTAATAATGTTGTGTAATGCATCGGTGGATGGCCCCACCGAGTCCAGGCGATAGTCAAAGAGCGCTACGGTATGGGCTGGTTTGTAGCGATTGATGGCTCTCTCCAGAATGGCGCGCACGTCGCTTGAAACCACATCAGTGGTCAGGACAGACCAGACATGACGCCATTCATCGCCGCCGACTGGGTCGCCCATACCGTGGACTCCCATCTCGAAGGGGCGCTCTTCAACGGTCGAGGTCTTAACTCCAAACCGCTGAGCGATCCCGATGAAATAAGCCAATGTCTGCCCCCCGATCGCGGACAGCTTCGCAACGACGTTGTTGCGGCGATCATCCGGGTCGGTGGGCACGATGGGGTCATCGTTGATGCCCAGGGCGTCTTCCCATTCGTCGAGCAGCTCGATGGCGCCGGGCTGCAAGGTGATCTCTTTTGTGAGGTCCGCACTGCGGCCATCAATGCGCTCGAACTCGGCGGCGAGACCGGCGAGCAGTTGATACCAGCCACTGTCCGGTTCGGTGGGCAGGCCGATGCCCGGTGGCTGGAGCAACACCAACTGGTTGGTGAAGTCGTTCATGGCAGCTCCTCCCAGGTAATCTCGCCAAGCACCAGGATCTCGCTCGGGGTCGGGGTCAAGTCCGCTTGGGTCACCGATACGCGGTGATCGGTTTCGCCTTCACTGAGCGAGATTGCTTCGGTCAGGTGGCTGAGCGGGATGGCTTGGCCTGGCGCGGCTTCGCGCCGGAACAGGTCATCGACTTCGTTACGCACCGCCGTTTGCACGTCCACGGTGTTGGGTTGCAGCTCGATGGTCATGTCGACCGTCTTGGTCTCCGGCGCGAGGATGTAGATGTCGTTGGCGGTCGCCGGGCGCCGCTCCTCGACATAGGCTTTTACCGCGTCGAGCACGACGGCGGACGGCAGCCCGGTGGGTGTGTTGCCGTAGGTCATGAGGTAGACCGTCACAAAGCCGGGCAGTGGTGTTGCGGCGTGAGCCCAGGCGTTGGTGACGGCAGGGTGCGCCGCCAGAGACCAGGCTTCGTAATCGGAGACAGCGCCGCCCTGGGGCGGGTTGGCCAACCGCTGCGCCAGGCGGTCGCTCCAGAAGGAAGTGGGTTGGATATCAGCACCGCCGGTGATGCCGGGTGCAATGACAACGGCCTGGCTTTGCACGCCAGGCTCGGGGTCGATCAAGTTGAGGGTTTCGCCGCTCTCCAGGTTGCTTTCAGCGCCGGCGGTCAGCGCGATCACTTCACCGGTGGCGTAGGTGCCGACTGCGGACACATCGGCACGCAGTTCGTATTGGGCGCCGCTGGCGTGTTGGTAGACCTTACCTGCGGGGATCGTGAATCCGGCGTTGCCGGTGATGCCGATCTCACCGATTGCGTTGCTCGCGCCGAGCCGGTCCACGTGATAGTGATCCGCCCAGATTTTGAGAATGTCCGGATCTTGGGTGTTGGGTAGCAGGTTCTTGGCGAGCCAGTCCAGACCACCGTAAAGCCCGTGCGCCACGCCGGCTTCCATCTGCCCCAGGATCTTGATCAGATCCCGCCGCAAGCGCGGGTCGCCCGCGATCAGCCGGCCGTCGACGTCGGCTTCGATCCGGGCTTTGAGCTGGGCGATGTGGGGGCGTTCAAACGGCATTGGAAGTCCTATAAAAAGGTGACGTTGCGCCAGGTCTTTTGGAAGCGGCCGCCGTCCGGGGCGTCGATGGTCACCGTGATCAACAGCGTGAAGGTGCCGCTGCGTTCAGCGGTCACCTGCACCCGCGAGGCGACGCCGTCGTCCAGCATCCAGGCCAGGGACTCCTCGGCGAAGGTCTTGGCGTCGCGGATCACGTCGGGGGTGATCTTCTCGCGCCGGATCAGCCACAGCTTTGAGCCGGTGACGTCGCCATCCTCGAAGGCGTCGGCCCAGAACCCGCGCCGGGTAGCGGACGCCGGCACGTTGTCGTCCGGGCCGGCCGCGCGATCGAGGAACAGGGAAAGGATCACACCGGTTTCGAGTGCCGTTCCGGTTCCGTCCAGGGTGATATCAAACCGTGGCGGCGTGCCGTCGTCAGGAGTGAAGGACTTCAGTTGCAGCATCACGACTCCTACTAAATGGGCTCGCTGGTGGTGCCGCCGCCGGACTCGTTGTGGCTGTGGCCATCCACGGAGGTGCCGGCGGCGGTGGTCAGGTTGCCGGCTTCGGAGAGGGTGGCGCCGTTGATCTGCGCGGCGGCGCCGGTGATGGTCAGGCCGGCCTGGCCGGTGATCAGCCCGGCCACGTTGAGGGTCTTTGTGCACTGCACGGGGCCGTCCAGGACGATGCCCGCCGATTTCACGGTGACCTGGGTGGCGCCTTCCACCAGGATCTTTTGGCCCTTTTGCAGGTGCACCACGGTGCCTTCGTGGGTGTAGAGACAGGTGTCGCCCGGCTCCAGATCAACCGGCCGATAGCGGCGGTCATCGACCTTGAGCATCACGGTGCGCCCGCGCTGGCCGTTGAGTGAGACCGCCACGCCTTCGGCGCCCGGCAGCGGCACGCTGGTGATGCCGTAATCCTGCAAGCGCTGAAGGTTGCGGATTTCCCCGGCCAGCAGTTCCACTTGCACCACCTGCACCTGCGGGGAGTCGTCCACGCGCAGCAGGCGGCCGGCGGACGCCAGGCGGCGGATCAGGTCGGGCACCCGCATCACCAGGCCTCCTCGGTGCTGCCGCCACCGGCGGCCGGTGCCATAGGGATCAACGCATACACGTCCTTGGGCACCACGGTGATCTCCGATCGAGTGCCGTCGTTGTCCTGGGTGTTGATCACCGTCTTGATCAGCATTTCGGTGTCGATGCCCCAACGCGGGATCCGCACCGGCACCTGTTCATTCGGCTGCCAGAGCCGGCCGTTGGCCGACCAGCCGCTGACCGTGATCACAACATCGCGCCCTCGGCCGCGCCGCACATCGCGTTCCCAGGCGGCGCGATCGGCCAGAGTGGTGCCGGTGGCCAGGTCCTCGGCACTGAAGATTTTCACCCGGTTGGCGCGCACCGCGGGGTCGTTCGCGGTGCCTCTCGGTTGCAGTGCCTGCGCGCCGTTCCAGTCGTCGGTGGACTCGCTTTGCCCCAGTGCCACATAGGTGGCGAACCGCTCGGCGTTGGTGTCGTTCAAGGCGGCGGATTCGATGTTCTCGCCCACCACCAGCGCGTTGGGATTGCGATCCGCGCCAGCGCGGGTCAGCAGCAGGCCGCCGACACCGTCGCTCATCACCAGCACGGCGCGCTGCCGGGCGTAGCGTTCCAGGCATTCCCACACCGTCTCGCCGGGATCGATGGAGCAGTTGGTGAACGCGGCGCCGAGATTCAGACCGGACGCCACGCGGACGTCCACGCCGTGCGGCGCGCACAACAGCCGCGCCAAGGCCGGCAGCGACAGGCTGCCCAGATCCCCGGTCTTGGAGTCGGTACCGGGCCGGCGGGCGGCGCTGTCCACGATGTCGGCGGCGCGGTCGCGGCCCTGGACCATCAGGCGGGACGACTGGGCGTCGAACTCGGCGCGGCGCCGGTCCACGTAACCGGTGATCGCGGTGGTGCCGTCCAGGATCAATTCACAGGCGTCGCCCTTGCGGATCGGCCAGCGGTCCGGCTGGCCAGGCCAGCGTTCCGTCACGTCCAGGGAAAAGGCGTTGGTGGCCTGCTCGATGCTGCGGGTCACTGTGAGTCGCTTCCAGCCGCCGTACCGCTGGCCACCGATGCGCAGAATGGCGTCAGACATCGCGAAGCACCTCCAGCGGCTGGCCACCGGGCACGAAGCCGGGGTGGCGGAGGCGGTTGCGGGTGACGATGTCCGCCTCGCGGGTGGCGTCGCCATAGAGGTGATGGGCGATCAGCAGAGCCGGCATGGTGGCGTCCGGCGTGTAGCTGGCCACCTCGGGCAACCGCAGGCCCCGTTCGCGCACGTCCGCCACCACCGCCGCGCGCAGATCCTGCAAGCGGTAATAGACGGTGTCGTCGATCGGGTTACCTTCCGGGTCGGTGTTGCTCTGCACGCTGTCGATCACGTCGGTGATCGCCTCCAGCGCCTCGCCGGCTTCCTGCTGGCTGGGGAAGTCGGTGTCGGCCAGGCGTTCCGCGCCGGATGCAGCGCCGGTGACCTGGGCGATATCACGGATGGCACTCTCGTTGCGCGCCTGTTGGCGCCGCAGGGGCGTGTTGAGCGTGATCGCCGGAAACAGGCGCCCCCAGTCGAGGGCGCGTCTCAGATCGGACACGCTGGCCGTGGCGGTGCTGTACAGACCGACCACCGCATCAATAAGCCCCTTGGCCAGATCCGCCGGCGAGGTAATCTTGTCGACCAGGTCGCCGCTGCCGGCACGCAGTTCAACAGCCAGGTCAGTGAGCCGATCGCGGATCGCGGCGATGCTCCATGCCGGCGCGCCGGCGGTGCTGTACTGCGCTTCAAAGCGTGTTTGAATGGCGGCCCGCACCGCCGAAGCGGCGTCGCGCACTTGCACGCGGGTGTCCGGCGCTTCGGTGGGGAACTGACGCTCGCCGGCGGGCAGGAAGCTGATCGCGAATTCGGCCGTGCCGCCATTGCGGGTGGTCTCGCGCAGGCGGTAGGTGTCCACCACCACCTGGAGCGTGCCCAGCCAGGGGTGGCGCAAGCGGCCTTCGCCGGGCTCCTCCAGCGCATCGATCAGCGCCTGCCGCGCCGCTACGTAATCCTCGCCGATCACGAAGGCGCTGACGTTGTAGCCGCGCGGGCGGCGGCCATTGTCTTCCGCCCAAATGTCGTCCTGGCCCGGATACTGGTGCACCCCGATCCGGCGGCCACCGGTCACCCCGTGCTCTTCCACGTAGAACCGGGCGGAGCGGAACTGGCCTTCGTCGGTGATTTCATCACGCCAGGTCATCGCGTATGCTCCAGATCAGAAGGGAACAGCATTTGGAAGGTGACACCGTGAGAACCTTGAAACCGTCTGAGAAATTGGCGTTGCAAGTATTGGCGGCTTCTGCCGTTGTAGTACTGGGCCTGTGGTGGCTGATGCCTGGCGCTCATTGGGGCGTATATGCCTTTGTCGGCGTTGTCGGCTTTGCGGGTGCGTACAGCGCGGCATTGAAAGACGCGGCAAACAAAAAGCAGATCGATCACGATTAACTCCCTGGCACCATGATCAAGCCGGTGTCCGCCTCGATCTCCATCCCGCCTTCCTGGCGCAGTTCCCGCACGCGGGGCTGGCCCTCGCTGTCGATCTGGATCCGCAGCAGCCCGCCCACTTGAGCCTGGGCCGCGCCAGGCCGGTCGGTGTCCCGCAGCACCGGCGGTCCCAAACGGCCCCCTGCGCTGGACGCGGCCGGCGAGGTGCCGCCGCCATTCCGGCCGGTCATCCAGTCCGGCAGCCAGCCCACCACTTGATCCACCTTCTGTTTCAGCCAGGCGGTCATGGCCCGCCAGCGGGCGGTGATGCCGTCCCACAGGTTCTGGATAAAGTCGCCGCCTACCTTGGCCAGATCGATGCCGGTGAAGTGTTTGACGATGCCGTTGATGGCTTCCAGGATCAGCCGGCCGGGGTTGAACTCGCGGATCACACCCATCACGCCATTGAGCAAGCCGTCATCGAACGCCGATTTCACCCGGTCGATCTTGGCGGTGAACCACTCCGCGATGCGGTCCCAGTTGCGGTAGATCAGATACACCGCGCCCGCGATCGCGGCGATGCCGGCGACAACCCAACCTACTGGGGTGGTCAACAGGGCGGCGCTTAACGCCTTGATTGCGCCAATAACAGGAGGGACGGCAGAGATAATAAGGGGGAGCGCAAACTGGCCCAGGCGCCAAACAGCAAAGGTCAACTTGCCCAGCGACACCATGATCGGCCCGGCCATGATCGCGCCGACTAAACCAAGTAGCCTCCCCCAGCCGCCTAAAAGGTCGGCTGTCCATGACAGCGCCTGACCGATTGACCGAAGCACCGACAGGAACTCTTTCAGGTTATCGACGATCCGGCCGACAACATTGCCCTGATTGTTTTGCAGCGTGTCGGTCAGCTCGCCGAGCTTGGTGGTCAGGCTTGGCAAGAACCGTTCCACGACGGCCATGCGCAGACCGCCGAGGGTTTTACGGAACCGGGTCATGACGTCGGTGTAGCGCACGGACTGGCGAATCATGGAGTCGTTCATGATCGCCCCGGTGGCGCGAGCTTCCCGGCGCATCTCGCGCAACCCCTCGGCGCCGCCTTGCAGCATTTGCAACATGGCCACGCCTTCGGAATCGAACAGCTTGAACGCTGCCCGCACTCGCGTGCCCTGATCCTCCACCTTGGCCAGGCCATCGGCCACTTCCGGCAGCAACTCGGCGGCCGGGCGGATATTGCCCTCGGCGTCGCGCAGTTCGATGTTCAGGAATCGCAATGCACCGCGCGCTTCGCCAGTGCCGTTGGCCGCTTCGGCCACACGGCGAATGAAACGTTGCAGTCCCATGTCGAAGCTGGCCTGGGCCACGCCGGACAACTGCGCGGCGTACTGCCATTCCTGCAAGAGCTGAGCATTGACACCGAGCCGGTCGGACAGCTTCGACACCTGGTCAGCGCTATTGGTGACCCCGGACACCAGGCGTTCCACACCCCACACCGCGCCCGCGATGGCGCCGGACAACACGGTTACCCGCCGCGTCAACTTGCCGGCTTCTTTCGTCGTCGCCGAAAATCGGTTGGCCACCGCGCGCCCCTGGGTCGCCAGGTTTTGCAGGCCGGTGTTCTGTTTCAGGCGATCGAGGACGCGGCCGACCTGGCGCGCCGGCCGGGTTATCCGGTCGGTCAGCTCCAGGATCAGTTGGGTTTTCAGGTCAGCCATTTCGGTTCTTCCAGAGTCGGCGGGCGCGGGCGCCCCACCACATAAGGTCGTCGGTATCCATGTCCCATAGATCAGCGGGCGCGAAGTGGAAGGTGTGGGCGATGACCGCGATCAGGTCGGGCCAGTCTCCCGGCCACTCGCCAAAGGGACTTCCAGGGCATCCCCCAGCTTCTCCAGATCCTCGGCATCCAGTTCATCGATCACGCTCTTGGGATAACCGGTGATCGACACCAGCAGCGCCAGGGTCTGGCTGATCTCGCCTTGTGCGCTGTCCAAGGCCCGCAGATGCTTGGCCTTGAGGCGCTTGGGCAATTCGAGTTCGGTGACGTTGTATTCGCGCCGCTCGAATTCGTCGTAAAGGCTGACCGGGTAATCCAGTTTCACCGTGATGGTGGTGGCGTCTTGAGCCATGTCGTCACACTTCCTCTGCCGGTTGGCCTTCGTAGCGCAGCGGGATCGCCCCGCCGTCGCCGTCCGTCATTTGCGGCGGGTTCATCAGCACCGCATCGCGCACGATGAAACGCTGACCGGTATCGGCCCGAAAGGAAATCACCAGGCCCGACCCTCTGAAATCGCTCACACGGTCGCCTTCCGCCAGGGACACCTGGCATTCCACCGCGCCAGGCACAATGGATTCGGTGTGCCCCAGAACAGCGTTGTTGCCGACCTTGGTTTCAGAGGCGATGCCGCCCAGTTCCAGCGTGGCGCCTTCGTTGGTCCGCAGCACCTGGCCGTCTTTTTCGATCCAGGCGCGCCCGAGTAGCTTTGCCATTGACGAGTCTCCTTAATGGCGGCTTAAAGAATGAAGCCGATCTGTTCCGCGTAGATGCGGAACTGATTGATCAGATCCGGGTGGCTGAACACGTCAACGCGGTTACGGTCATCGGCGTTGCGCTGCACCACCAGGTCCTCTTTGTAGTGCTCGAAGTTTTCCACCAAGGCATCCGATTCCAGCTCGCGGAACAGCGCCAGCAGTTGGTCGCGAATCGCGCTCGGGGTCACCACCGGTTGCCCGGGTGCCACGTTGGTGCCGTCGTCGGCCAGCTTGTGACGGGGGAAGCGCTGGGTGATGCGGGCGCGGGTGGCGAAGCGGATGTATCCGAGCGTCGCTGGCGTGGTGACGTCCAGGTACGACGGGTCCGCGACCCCGTAGGCGTTTTCCTGATAGGTGGTGATCTGCCGTTCGATCTGCACGCGCCCGGCCGCGTTCACCGTGTACGTGGAGATCCCGTCGAACAGCAGCAGGTTGCGTTCGGCGTTGGCGAAGCGCGCTTCCACCACCGGCGGCAACACGCCGTTCAGCTCCAACGTCTGTAACGGCCGGGCCGGATCCCGGCTCAAGCTGTCCGCCGCCACCGCCGCGTTGTTCGCCGCCCAGATCCACGGTGGTGTCGGGCTGGCGCCGGTGCCCATGACGGTCACCAGGTGATCGTTGCGGGCGCTGCCCCACGTGGCGGTCTCGCCGTAGGTGCCCCGGAAAGCCGCGTAGGCGATGCCGTCGATCATCCGCATCGGTCCCCAGCGCTCCAACAGGTCCGCATTGAGGGCATCCAGATTGGCGGTATCGGTGTAGGGCATGACGATGGTGTTCCACCATTCATCCCCCATCGCCGCGACCGCCACGCCCACGTCCGGGTTGGCGGTGCCGCCGCTCATGTCGGTGAAGGTGATGGCGACACCGGCCGGCGTTTCTTCACCTTGGTAGTAGTTGGCGCGCAGATCGATGTCATTGCCGGTCTCGCCGGCCCAGCGACAGGTCAGATCCACTTCGTTGGCGTTGGTGCCGTTCACGGCGGCCGCCACCGGCAAGGTGTCGTCCTCGTTGATCGCCGCTTCCACCGACGCGGCGATGTCCTCGGCGGTGTCGGCGGCCTGGACACCCACCCGCACCCGCTGGCCAGCGAGGTACAGGTTCACCGTGCCGGCCTGGGAGGCCGTGCCGGTCACGGTGATCTTGCCGGTGGCTTTGGCGGCGGCGCCGTCGTCGTCCAGGGCGATGGCCCAGGTTTCCAGGTAGCGTTCCGCGTTCAGCTTGGCGGCGCACATGGCGGCCAGCATCGAGCCGCGACCGAAGGCGGCTTCCGCCTGGGCCGGGCTGGTGATGCGCCGGGCCACACCGGCGGCGGTCTGGCCGCTGGCGAGGCGCTGGCCGATCAGCAGCACCTTGTGGCTGATCTGCGGTGTCCCTTGCACCGCGTTGCTGTTATCGAACTCGATATAGACCAGCGGCTGACGAACGTTTGAGGGGATTTCGTTGAAGGACATTTATTGCTCCCCCTTTTTTTGGTTTTGGCGGGTAGTGGCACCGGGCTCTTTCTGCGCTTTGGCGGCCGTCGGCGGCTTGGCCGCGATCACGTCCTGGTCGCGCAGACGACGGTTCCAGTAGGCGCTCTTGGCGACCCAGCCCCCGGCGGCCGGCAGCGGCCGGGCGGTGGCTGGATCACGTACCACGGTGGCGCGCTCCGGATTGGGTTTGACATACATCTTGCTCATGCAGGGTCACTCCTGTGGCAGGGCCACGTGGTCCGTGGCGATCGGGTTGTCGTCCACACCAGGCGCCACGTCGTAGTCGGCATGGAAAGTCAGGAAGTCAGCCAGTTCGCTGTCATCGACGTCGCTGCCGGCGTTCATGCGCTGACGCCAGGTGATGCCCCACATCGCCACCGCCTGGCGGTCGATGTTGGCGCCGTACAGGTTGGACGCGCTGATGTTGGCGGGCAGGGTCTCGGCGGCGTCCAGGCCCCAGCGGTTGTCCGCCACGGTTTTCAGCGCCGCGTCCAGCAGCGCCAGGCTGACCAGATCCCGCGACTGGCCGGGCTGGTCCTTGGTGATCAGGAAGGCGCCGTAGGTCACGTCGCAGGACAGGCCGTCGTGTCCGCTCCGCACGTCGCCAATATTGAGACTGGCGACGAACAGGGCGGGCACGCGCCGGCTGATCCGATTCAACTCCCCCGCGTCGAACCGGCCGCCGTGCCTCTCGCACGTTTGCAAAGCCGGCAGGGCCGCTTTAAACCCGTCCACAATGGCCTGTTGAATGCTGATCAAACTCACGGCATCAACTCCTGTAACCAGTCTTCGGTGATCCCCACCAGGTCATCCTCGTTTTCGGCGGACAGCCCCAGGAACTCGCGGCCGGGAATATCCCCCCAAGGGATCGGGCCGCCGCGCCGGGTGGTGCCGAACTGGCCCTGGCTGGCCCCTTCGCGCATGACGCCGGCGTACACCAGGGGGCTGCCCCAGCGGATCTGGGTGCCGCTGACCTGGTAGGTGACGCTGTCGAGCAGATCGCCGTCGCCTTGCAGCAGGCTGTGCCCGGCGTGGCGGGTCGCCGCGTGCACGGCGGACCACGGTGCCCAGGGGCTGCCGTCCGGCGCGGTCTTTTCTTCCGCGATGCGCCGGCGGGTCTGGCTTTCCAGTTCCGCGCCCAGACTGTCGGCCAGCGCGCGCAAGTCCGGGTTGGCCAGCCGGTTGATGAACCGCTGCACCGGCGCCATGCCGCGCACATCCACCACCACGCCGCTCATTTGAGCCCCCGCATGGAACGGCGAGTGAAGCGGCGCGGGGCGCTGCTGACCAGGTGCGCGCGGCCGTTGGCGCTGGGCGGCGGATTCGGCAGGCCCAGGCTCGCTTCGCCGGCGGCGATCGCCTTGAGCAGCCGGATCGCTTCCTTGTAGCGGGTTTGCCGCAGTTCACTGGCCAGCGCGGTTTCGTCGGACAGCCGGTACATCGCGATGTCCGCGCAGATCCGCACCAGCACGCTCGGTTTCGTCGCCAGTGGCAAGTCGTACTTGGCCGCCAGCCAGGTGTCGATCTCGGCGGTGGCGTCCATCAATGCCTGGTCGACCACCTCGGCGTCGGCGACGCCGTCCTGGTCGTGATCCGCCACCACCAGGAAGTCGTTCAGCCCGTAGCGGTCGATGATGTCCTGCTCGGTGGCGTACATGACTTAACGCTCGGCCTCGATGCGGCACTCGCGAACGACCAGCATCGGCTCGTTCATGAGCTGCTCGATCTGTTCGTCGGTCAGGGATTCCAGGGCCACGGTGGTGGCCGTCTCGGTCCACTTGCGCCCGGCCCGCCAAAAGGCGCCGGCTTTGCAGGCGATGGACAGACCCGGCCGGTCGCCCTGGTCCGTCGGCGTTTTGGTGTCCGGTGCTTTGGCCTGGCTCTCGGGCGCCGGCGGCGCCGGAGTCTCACCCTGGCTTTCGGTGGACGCGGCCGGGGCCGGATCCTTGACGGGATCCTGGGCCGGGTTGGTCCGGGTCGATGCGCGTTTACGGTTGGCAGCCATGTTGCCTCCAGGTTGGGAAGGGATCCGGTTGACCGGTTGGACTACGTCCGCTATCCACCGGCAGGTTCGCGGACTTCGGCAGGCGGGCCGTCCCTGGCCCTGGCGGTGAGTATTCCGATCAGCCGGCGCCGGTGCTGCCGTAGGCCATTTGCCAGAAGGCGTACCCGCCCGCCGCGCGGGCCTCGGCGCCGTACAGGTACTTCTTACGCATGAAGACGTTGTCCGCGTTCATGTCGGTCTGTGACACGAACACCGGTTTCTTGCGCTCCTGGAACACCAGCGGCTTCACCGGCTTGGTGGTATCCAGCAGGAACCAGGCGGTGTCGCTGGTCAGCCGGGCGTCCACGACCACTTCGCTGGTGCCCTTGTAGGGATTGGGCTTGCCGTCTTCGAGCCGATCGTTCTTCATCAGCGCGTTGGCGATGTCTTCCAGCGCCGGCGGCACCACCAGCACATTTGGCCGAATGTTCAGCGGGCGGCCCTCGTCGTCCTTCATCTTGCGCAGCGCGGTACGGGCGGCACCGTAGCTGCCTTGGGCAGCGGCCAGCGTCGCGATGGACAGCGCCACCGTGCCCTTGTTGGAGACCACGCCCTTACCGACCGGGTGATCCGTGTCGAAGAAGTACTGGCCGTCGTAGCACCGTGCGGTGAACGCCTCATTGAGCAGATCACTGACGATCTCATCGGGCATCTGCTTTGCGGACCAGCCGGCCATCTCCGCCTGGGGCGCATAGATGCCCAGCGTGTCGTCCTCGATGTGGTTGCGGTCCACTTCGATGGTGGCTTCCCAGTCGTCGTTGACGATGGTGTAGCCGTGCCCTTCGAGGCTCTTGATCGTCTTGTCGCCAATCCACTTGCGCATGCGCGGGAAGTTCGACAGCCACTTATAGTTGTTTTCGCTGCTGGTGCTCGGCACCCGCATGGCGACCTTTTCCCACGTGGTTTCGGTTTGTTCAAACGCCCGGTTAAAGGTCGTTTTCAGATTTTTAAAGATAAGGTCGAGACTTTGTTTGTTGACCAGCATTGGAGCTGCTCCTATTCGCTATGGGCGCCGATCCGGGTGGCTTACTCCACCCAGATACCGTCCTCGTCGATTTGAATGACGGTGCCGGCGATGGACTGGGTGCCGCCACCGTCGGTGGCGGAGACGGTTTCGTCGTCCTCGATGTAGCAGGCGCGGCCCAGCGACGCCTGGGTTACCGGGTCGCCGGCGGAGTTCTCCCACTTGAACGCGAGTCCGCGACGTACCGGCACCCCTTGATCGCCGTCGGCGCCGGCGCTGTTGTCGGCGGCGTCGTCCGCGCGGCCCAGGTACGCCAGGCCGGTGGCGGTGCTGCCGGGTTCGGCGTAGCCGTCGGCGTTGACCACCACCAAGGCGCCGGCATAGACCACCGTGGCCGCCGCCACCGGCGCCACAATCAGTTCCCCTTGTTTGTAGGGGGTGTTGCGATCTGAACTCAGCATGTCTCTCTCCTGCTGCTGGGGGTTGCCGGCGGATCAGCCGCCGTACTTCTTCAGGTCTTCGGCGGAGTTGCCGAACAGCGCCGCCACCCGCGCTTCCTCCTGGTTCAGTGCCGTGTCCTTGCCGGCCTCGGGCTTGCGGGTGTCCAGGTCACTGTCGTCCGCCACCTTCGGCGCCGCTTCCACATACGCCTTGAAGCGTTCCAGCCCGCCTTCCTGGCGGCACTGCGCTTTGTGGTAGTCGGCGGTGGCCGGGGTGATCTTGCCGTCGTCCAGGGCCTGGTTGATGGCTGCATCGATCTGGCCTTCCAGTTCCGCCTCGTCGCGTTCCTTGAGCTTTTGTTCCAGCTCGCGGGTGCGGTTCATGGCGCTGTCGTAGTCGGCGCGCGGCACGAACTTGTCGAGGGACGGAGTGGCACGGTTGATGGCCGCTTCCTTGTCTTGCTCGGCCTGCGCCTTCGCCTGCTCGGCGGCGTCCTTGTCCTGCTTCATCTGGTTGATGGCCTGGACGCCGTCGTCGTCGGTGGCGTCGTCCTTCAGGCCCAGGGCGTTACGAATCGCTGCGGACAGTTTCACGGGGGAGTCCTCCTGTACGGGTCCCGACTGGTTGAGAGCGGTGATGTAAAGGTTGGGTTGGTTGGTGAGCCCGGCGGAGGTGATGCGCTGGATCTCCAGGGTGTCCTTCTGGAACAGGAACACCGGGCTGATGTAGCGGTAGTGGCGCTTGCCCACGGACTCGGCGCCGTCCTCGGTCCATTCCACACGGCCCCAGACCGCGCCGTCGCGCACCTCCAGTTCCTTGATCCAGGCCGCCGCCGGGGCACGGTCGCCCTTGGGCGCCTTCAGCTCGGTGGCGTGTTCCCAATCCAGGGGGATGTCCCGGCGCAGGTCGCGGGTGCGCTGTACCACGGCGGCCGGGTCCGGATTGCGCCAGGCGCGGCCGTCGCGGCCTTCGAGGGTCTCGCCGGCCGGCAGCAGCTCCAGCCAGTCCGGGACGGAGCCGTCGGCGGGCAGCTCGAAGTTGAGCGCCGCCAACTGGCAGCCGTCGTCCTCACGGCAGAGGGCGCGGAGCTGGTCGGCGAGTGTCGGAGTCGAATAGATCATGCCGCCAGAGTAGGGGCTGCCCTGGCGCGGATTTAGAATGAAAGGCTTCAGTAGGGGGAACGGGATCCGGATCGGATCCGCGCGGTGGGGACAACGGTACTATGGCGGGCCGGAACGGGCAATCTGGAACCGGCCCTCTGTACGCCGTTTTAAGGCCCCGGAAGGCCGACCCGGTAGGATGGCCCCACTTTGGAGAGATAGGCCATTAGAAGACCATTAGATGAAAGCCGCAGGGGCATGTCCGGGGCGGGGCACCGGTAGGACTTGGGTTATGCGGGCGGATTTTAGTAAAAGCAGTGAAAGGAGAAGGTTCATCCATCCGCATTATCAGGATACTGCCGTCTGATCATATCGAGTAGGTAAATCGCTCCCTCGATGGTGAGACCGTGAACATGCATGGCCGTCCGCACCCCCTCCCGAATCAAGACTGGGGGCTCCCAATCCATAGCGCTCAAAACTTGGGCGAATGCAGCTTCCGACTCTCTGAACCGTTCCGTCAGGGCACTTAAGCGTTCCTCTCTAGCCGCCTGGGCTTGGGGATCACCCATAATGGCAAGCGCCATTTCATTCTGGGCCACTGAGTCCACGGTAGCCCACGGCTCGCCCTCACCCGTGAGAATCCAATGAACATTCACTCCTAGGCGTACCAATGCCTTTAGGAAGGCGGCGTCGGGGGTTCTATCTCCTCGCTCATAGTTGCCAACGGTGTTCTTGTGAACACCAAGTTTTTTTGCAAATTGAGCCTGACTCTCTTGACCACGAATATGGGTAATTCGAGAGCCAATTTCATCCTCGTTTGTGTGCCGCACTTTGCAATGCCTCTCCGTTCATTTCGTTAAACCCCCATTCAGAAAGACGAATAAACGTCATAAGTGATTGATTTTTAAATGATATTATTTCGTCTCTGTCAGGATGTTTGTTGGCCAAACACGGCGACACACTAATGTGTGTTGATGTGAACCACAATTGTGGTTATTGTATGAGGCCATGAACACTCACATACACGCAAAAAAAGCCAGACTCCCTAAGGACTGGCACCCAGCGGACATCAAAGCGGCGTTAGAGAAGGCCGGTTGGTCTCTCCGGCGCTTGTCCATCCACCACGGGTACTCACAGGGCATGCTCAAGAACGCCTTGTGTCGCCCCTATCCGAATGCGGAACAGATCATCGCGGCCGCCATTGGCAAACGCCCAGAGGATATTTGGCCAAGTCGCTATGACGAACGTCGTCCTCTGAGAGGGATTGGCGGTGCGCCATCGCATCGGTCCGGGCCATACGCCGCCCTCCGGAACCACCGCTTGAACCGCCATCTGTCCACGGACGATCAGTCTACCAGCCGTCCCAATGAGGGCAATGTAAACCGCCAGGGAGACGATCAATGAAAAAGCCCCCCTTTGAGGTGCCTACACCGGTTCAAGGCCCTGGGAAGCTGGGCTTTGGCGTCGAGGTCTCCAGCATGGTGAGCGCTTGCCTGAAAGAAAGCGCCTTTGACCGTCACGAAGTCGCCGCCCGGATGTCCTGTCTGACGGGACGTGAGGTCAGCAAGCACATGATCGACGCCTGGAGTGCGAAGGCTCGCGAGAACTTCAACCTTCCGTTCTATCTCGTTCCCGCTTTTGAAGAAGCCTGTGGCGATGGCGTTCACACCCTGACCAACTGGCTGGCCACGGTCCGGGGCGGGCGCTTGTACGTCGGCCGGGAAGCACTGACCGCTGAGCTGGGGCGCCTGGAGCGCGAGCGTGAACGATTCGGCAGGTTGGCCAGGGATCTGCGCAAGCGCCTGGGAGACGATCAATGACGAGGAGCCCCAAGATGACCAACGGTATTCGTAAGGTGGGGGGACAGCAATGAGCAAGGACCTGATCACCGTACAACTGAAAGCCGCTGTGTTTGTGGCCCGACCGGGGGACCGATACCAGCGCTTTGCGTTCTTTGATTTAACCGAGTCGCTGCCGCTGCGGATTTACGGCACCAGCGCGGACGCTCCGGAGTTCATCCGCATGCGGTATCAGCCTGCCGGGCGTGGCGCTCCGATGACGCTGACGTTCCAGTGCATCGATCGCTGGAATGGTGATGCCAGGGGTAATGCCAACAGACCCATCGCTAAAACAGAGTACTTGCTAGTCGCTGTAAGTCAGGCGCGGATTCGATGGCGTATCCGACGAGCCTTTGCACGAATGTTTTCAGTGCTTCCTCTCCCGCTTTTTCAACGCCGCGTTTAAGGGCTGACTTATCATGTTCGGACCTGTCGCTTTGATCAATCATGTGGCCCAGCAGCTCTCTAAGGTCACTCACGGTGTCGGGGTGCAGTTTGATCGTCTGCACCTTCAGTTGAGCACCCAGCCCACCGGTGGGGTTGAGGAAGTCGCGACCAGCGGAAGTGAGCTTCGCGTAAAGAATATGGACGGCACCGTGTGCCTCCACCTTGTCGGCTTCAAGAAGCCCGTTTTCTTCCAGGTAAACCACGTTCGCCGCAAAGGCTTGGTAAGCCGCTTCATTATCGGAGGGCAGCTCAGCGTCCAGCCGAATCTTGCCGGGATAAGCCGCATTCAGCTTTTCCAGAATCGCTCTTTGTTGTTCGTTCATGGGGGTTCCCCTCTGGTTTTTGGTTTGTTTGGCGACGATCAGATTACCGGAGGCGGTAACCCCCGCCAATTTGCCGGGGGGCGGGGCGATGAGTGAGATGCAGTGGGTTGCCCCCAAGGCACTGGTGGGTCTGCCGGGCATGCCTAGCACCGTCCGGGGCGTGCATTCGCGGGCTCAGCAATACGAGTGGGAACGTCGTATCCGCACCGGGCGGGGCGGCGGCTATGAGTACCACGTGGCCAGCCTGCCGGCGGAGACGCGGTCCGCGCTGAGCACCCGCCAGACTCCGCCGACGCGGGCCGGTGAAATCGGCGCCGGGGCGGTGGACGGCCGTCGGCTCGCGATCCGGGCGACGATGCAGCACCGGCGCAACGCCGTGACACGGCAAACCACGGCCAATGACTATCTGAAACTGAGCGACAAGAAACGCCTGGCGGCGGACGCCAAGGTGGCGGTGCTGGATGCCTTGAGACGGTTCCTGACGGAAAGCGGCTTGGCCGGCCGGCGCGGGATCGATGCGTTCGTGGCGCGTTATAACGACCTCCAAATCGATGTTGAAGACTGGGTCCGCGAGCAGGAACCGGCGCTGTCCCGCGCCAGCGTGTATCGCTGGAAACGGCGGTTCGAGACCGAGGGCGTGGCGGCGCTGGGCGGCAAACACCAGGGCCAGGCCGGCCGGTCGCTGATCGACAGCCAGCCGGCATTACGCGAGTACGTCATCGCGTTCCTGACCGAGTACCCCGACACCACGGCCAGTAATGTGATGCGGGCGGTGCGGGCGCGGTTCGCGAACAGCGACGTTCAACTGCCCAGCCAACGCCGCCTGGAAATTTGGGTGACGCGATGGAAACGGGACAATAAGAACCTGTTCACATCGGTGACCAACCCGGACGCCTGGAAGAATCGATTCATGGCGGCGTTCGGCAGCTACAGCGAAGACGTGACCCGGCTGAATCAGCGCTGGGAGCTGGATTCCACGCCAGCGGACGTGATGCTGCTGGACGGCCGCTATTCGGTGGTCGGTGCCATCGATGTCTATTCCCGGCGGCCGCGCCTGCTGGTGAGCCGCACCAGCAAGGCCAGCGCCGTGGGGCAACTGCTGCGCCGCTGTCTGCTGGAGTGGGGCGTACCCGAGGAGATCAAGACCGATAACGGCTCGGACTACGCCAGCCGCTATATCCGCACGGTGGTCAGTTCCCTGGGCATCGAGCAATCGTTCTGCCAGCCGTTCTCCGGCTGGGAAAAACCGCACATTGAACGGTTCTTCCGCACGTTCTCTCATGACCTGGTGGAGCTGCTGCCCGGCTATATCGGCCACAACGTCGCCGAGCGTAGCGCCATCGAAGCTCGCCGGTCGTTCGCCGACCGTTTGTACCAGAAGGATCAGGCGGTGGAGATCCGCATGACCGCCCAGGAGTTCCAGGCGTTCGCGGACGACTGGATCAACAACCTCTACATGCAGCAGCGCCATGCCGGCATGAACGACACGCCGATCAACCGCGTCGTCAACTGGGTGGAGCCGGTGCGCGCCATCGACAATGAACGGGCGCTGGACGTGCTGCTGGCCGGGGCACCGGATACCGAGACGCGCACCGTGACCAAGAAGGGCCTGCGCATCGACGGGATCAATTACATCGCCGCCGAGCTGGGTAGCGTGATCGGCCAAACCGTCCGCGTAGCCTACACCGAAAGCCTGGGCGCGGTTTACGTGTTCACCGATGACGGCTTCCTGTGTGTCGCCGAGGCACCGGAATACACCGGCATCGATCGCCAGGAAGTGGCCGCGCACGCCAAGGTGATTCAGCGTGAAACGCTTCAGCAAAAACGCCGCGAACTGAAGGCGACGGCCCGCCGCCTCAAGACCAAGGACGCCGCCGACGAGATCCTGGCGCACGCCCGGCAGCAGCCAAACATCGCGCAACTGCCACCCCGCACCGAGCAGTACAGCACCGACGCCCTGCGGCAAGCCGGCCGGGCGGCGGACGCCACCACCGTGACACCGGTTGAAGCCCGAGACGACGACACCCGCGCCGCCGTGGAACGCCTGCGTGGCGAGATGGCCGCGCCGCGCAAGGCGGAAGTGGTGCCGATGAACGACGACCCGAAAGCGGAGTACCGGCGCTGGTTGTCGTTGGACGGCCGAGTGCGCGGCGGGCAAAGGCTGAGCCAGGAAGAGAAAGCGTTCTACGAGGGGTACCCGAAAACCAGTGCCTACCGGTCCATGAAGGATTTCTTTGAACGGTTCGGGTTGGCCGCGAAGGAAGGGTGAGCCCGGCGGCGGCACCCGCCGGACTCCGTTACGACAAAGCAACGAGGTAAAAGCATGATGCAACAGAGCCAAACCGTCAATTCCCCCACCGTGGCGCCGCTGCGCAATGTGGCGCTCGCCGACGGGGTGATGCGGGAGCTGATCGAGCGGCCCGCGCACTTGCCCGGTATGGCCGCGTTCTTCGGCCCGTCCGGGTACGGCAAAACGATCGCGGCCAGTTTCGTGGCCACCAGTTACCGGGCCTATTACGTCGAGTGCAAATCGACCTGGACCAAGAAAGCCATCCTGCTTGCGATCCTAAAAGAGATGGGCGTGGTGCCGATGCCGACCATCTATCAAATGGTCGACCAGATCGCCGAGCAACTGATGCTCAGCCAGCGGCCGCTGTTGATCGACGAGATGGATCACATCGTCGAGAAGAAAGCGGTGGAGCTGATCCGCGACATCTATGAGATCAGCAACACCCCGATTCTGATGGTCGGCGAGGAGCACTTCCCGGCGAAGCTCAAACGCTGGGAGCGGTTCCATAATCGCATGCTGGTCTGGCAGCAGGCACAGCCGTCGGATCTGAGCGACGCGCGCGAACTGGCCCACCTCTACGTCACCGAGCCCGATGGCATCGAGATCGCCGATGACCTGTTGGATGAAGTGCTGCGCCAATCACGGGGTGCTGCCCGCCGGATCGTCGTCAACCTGGAACTGATCCGCAAACAAGCCTTGCGCCGGGGCTGGACCGCCGTGGACCTGAGCACCTGGGGCAGCGGCCAGCTTTACACCGGCGACGCACCGGCACGGAGGACGATGGTATGAGCCAGAGAAGCGAGATTCGAAAGGTCCTTAAGGAAGGCGTGCGTATCGACGGAGTCCATTACAGCGCTCCCGAACTTGCGGGGGTCGTGGGTGAAACGGTCCGCGTCACCTTCAGCGGGAACTCAAGCGCGGTTCGCGTCTTTACAGACGATGGATTCCTGTGTGTCGCCGAGGCCGTTCGTGGTGTCGGCGAGCAGCACGAAGTCCGGCCGGGCCGGCAGCGCGGCCGCAAGCCGGTGAGCCTGACCCACGCCACTCAGGGTGTGCTCTCCACTCAGGACGCGGTGTGGCAAGTGGTGCGCGGTTTCGAGGGCGAGTTCGCCCATCGCGATGTCTGCCGCGCCGCGCAGACGGTGATGCGGACCGGGGTCAACGACGACACCGTGCGCAGCTACCTGCGGCGGCTGGAGAAAGGCGGTTACCTGGACAGCCGCGACCAGAAAACCAGTGTCAGCGGCCGGCGACTCAAAGGCGCGGCCACCCAGCGTCTGTATCGCCTGATCAAGGACACCGGCATCGACACGCCGCGCCTGACCCGTGACGGCCAGCCGGTTACCCAGGGGCAGGGGCAAGAAGCGATGTGGCAGACGCTGCGCATCCTGGGCGAGTGCACCGCGCGCGAGCTGGCGCAGACCGCCAACACGGGGCGGGTCACCGTCAGCCTCGCCGACGCCCGGCACTACCTCAAGAACCTGTACGCCTGCGGCTACCTGGTGATGACCGAGCGGAACAACGGCAGCCACTCCCTGGCCCGGTACCGGCTGTTGCCGTCGCGCAACACCGGCCCGAAGGCGCCGCAGGTGCGCCGCATCAAGGCGGTGTTCGACGCCAACACCGGCGAGACCCATGTGCCGCGCCGGCATGCCACCGGAGAGGACGAATGAAGCGAACCGCCCGAGACAAGATCGCCCTGACCTGGGGCGATGACGCGCCGGATTGGGTACGTGTTCTTGCTGACGAATGCGATCGCTCCAGCCAGACGAAAGCAGCAGGACGGATTGGCTATAGCGGACCGGTCATTAATACGGTTTTGGCACGCACCTACAAAGGCAGTTATCAGGCCATTGAACAAGCTGTTAAAGGCGCGTTGATGAACGCCAAGGTGTGGTGCCCCGTGGCGGGTGAACTGGCGGCCCATCAATGCTCCGAATACCAGCGGGCGCCCTTTACGCCCACCAATCCTATACGGGTGCGGATGTTCCGCGCCTGCCGGGCCGGCTGTCCGCACAGCCGGCATACCCGCCGGGAGAGTGACGATGCTGATCAATGATCGCGAGCTGTGGTACTGGGCCGACCTGTTCGTTGACCTGGGGCTGCGGCGCTATATGCGCTTTGACACCTTCATCACCAACCCGCGGGGCCACCTGCGGCGGATCTGCGAGGGCGAACACCGGCCGCTGCTGACCCGCCAGCGGGACGTCCGTGATCGTCTGGACAAAGCCTGCCAGGCGTTCGAGGCGGAGCTGGAACGCTGGGAAGGCGCCCTGGCCGAACACCGGCGCATCGAGAACGGCCACATCCTCGAAACCATGAAACATCACCGGCACCCACGGTAGGAGGTCCCATGTCTCTCACAGTTAAACCTGACACCTGTTACGCCTTCGCCTGGGCCAACGGCCGCATTCAGATCGGCCGGCGACTGCCTGACAACGCCATGCCGTTGGCCAAGGGGCCGCGCCAGGCGTTGTTCCAACTGATCACGCCGTGCGCGGTGATGGACAGCACCGGCCTGCGGGTACCGACGGTCGACAGCACGATGGATCACCTGGAAGTGGTCGAAGCGATCGCGTCCTGGGGTGAGCGCCTGGCCCGACACAACGACCACCCGGAGATCACCTTGATCTAGGAGTTCGTCATGAGCATGCCGTCCCCCGCTAAGCAGTGCCTCACCCCGGACCGGGTCCTGTCCGTTCTCCAGCATCACATCGGACGGGACCACGGTATCGGCATCGGCAACCTGGTGTTCGCCGCCACCGGTGAGCAACCCGACCTGGCGGCGGAGCGGTATTGCCGCCGCCTGATCAGCGAGCTGCGCGAAGGCGGTACCGCGATCTGCGGCACACCGCGCACCGGCTACTACATCGCCGCGAATGCCGCCGAGCTGGACGAATGCTGCCAGTTCCTGCGCAAGCGGGCGATGACCAGCCTGCGGGTGGAATCCCGGTTGCGAAAGATCGCCTTGCCGGACCTGGTGAAACAACTCCGTTTCCACGATTAGAGGACCGTTCCAATGACTCTCACTGACAAGCCGGAAAAACCGGATTACATGACCGACGCCCAAGGCCGGCACGTGCCGATCGATTTGATCGACGACGCGGACCTGCTGCGGGATCAAACCGTCGAAGCGATCCTGGAGCGGGCCGTGATGCTCCAGGCGCAAATGCGCGCGTTCAAACAGCAGGCCATGTCCGACGTGCGCGAGTTCGTGGATCTCTCCGCCGAGCGCTACAACGTCAAGGTCGGCGGGCAGAAGGGCAACATCACGCTCACCAGTTACGACGGCACCCGCAAGGTGGTGGTGCAGGTGAGCGAGAACATCCGCTTTGATGAGCGCATCCAAGCCGCCAAGAAGCTGATCGATGAATGCATCCACCGCTGGACCGCCGACAGCAGCTCGGAGGTGAAGGCGCTGGTGGATCACGCCTTCCAGGCGGACAAGGAAGGCAACATCTCGATCAGCCGGATCCTGGGGTTGACCCGTCTCAAAATCGACGACGGCCAATGGCTCGACGCCATGCAGGCCATCCGCGATTCGATGCAGGTGATCGACACCGCAACGTACATGCGGCTCTACCGCCGTGACCATTCCCGTGATCAATGGACCGCGATTCCGCTGGATATCGCCAAACTCTGAGGAACTGCCTTATGAACGCTGCACAATGGAACACGCTTTATCCCATCGGCACCGACGTTTTTTTGATTGAAGGCGGGGTCACTGGTGAAGACCTGGAAGAGGTGCACACGCGCACCGTTTCCGCTGCCTGGGACCCGCTGCATTGCGACACCCTGGTGGAACTGGAAGGCGTCGAAGGGCCGCGCCTGTTGAACCGGGTACGGCCGGTGACGCCGAAGCCGAAACACCTGCTGCAACAGCCCTTCGGGTTGCTGGAAAAAATGCGGCTCTCGGAGGCGCTGGACATGATGGCCAGCCACGGGGTGGCCAAGGTGGCCAGTGTGTTCTCCAGTCAGGACGACGAACCGGTGTTCGCGGTGGTGATGCTCACCGGCGATCGGGTCCAGGATTACCTGGATGCCTTCGATGCGATCGATGACGACAATCTTTGGTGTGGCACGGCAGACACCGCCGAGGCCCACAGTCCGGCGGCGAACTCCTCCGTGGAGTGGAAAGACGCGGAGGCAATTGCCGATTTACCCGAGGTCGATTCGCTCCTGTGCAATTTCTCCCACGACAGCACGAGAGACAACGCCACCGTCCTGGTTCAAACCATCATGGAAGCGGTGAGAGCAGCGACCCCGGATGAGCAGGCGGTGGCAGGGCCAGGAACGCACAAATGAACGTGCCACCGATGGAGTTTTACCCCCTTCCCCGGAGTACACAAATGACTACTAGAAACCCGATGCGTCGCCAAGGCAATGACATGGACTTGCCGGCCGGTAAGACCTGCGCCGACTGCGTGCATTGCCAACGTTGCTGTTCGATATTCGGACACATCCCAGCGGACGAAACCTGTGACTGGTCGCCGTCTCGCTTCCAAGCGGTAACGGTCGCCCCTGGGAACCCGCTGTGCGCGTCGCCTCTCACCGAGCGGGAAGCTCAAGAGTTGGAGGGGCAGCTATCGGATCTGGCCCGTTTCCTGGGCGCGCCGGGTGACTGGGGTTATGGCACGAAGCTGGGCCGCTTCACGCAGGAGGTGCATCGCCTGCTGTTGGATATCCGGCGTGGCATGAGGGTGGCCGACGATGGTTAGAGTCTGCACGCGATGCCGCAGCATGGGCGCCCGGCTTGTCCGAGTAATTGGCGGGTGGGCCGTCTTATGCGCCGCGTGCGAATCGGGGGACGCGCCGAGGGGGAGAGCATGAGTGACTTGCGTCGGCGTGAACTCGCCAAGATCCACATCGGCCGCGATCAACTGGGCATGGATGACGATACCTATCGCGACATGCTCTGGACGGTGGCGCGGGTTCGTAGCAGTTCGGAACTGGATGCCTGGGGCCGCGCGAAGGTATTGGAGCACTATCGCGCCCTGGGTTGGCGCCCCAAGCGGCGCCGCCACCCCGGCAAGGTTGCCGGCCGCAACAGCGAGCTGATGCGCAAGATCGAAGCGCAGTTGGCGGACATGGGGCTGGCGTGGGCCTACGCCGACAGCATCGTGCGGCGCATGCACCAGGTGGAAAGCGTTCGCTTCGCCAACCCGTCGCAACTGCGGGACGTGGTGGCGGCGTTGACCTATGAGCAGCGCCGCCGCGCGGACCGCTGCTGTCCGGAATGCGGGCAGCCCAGTGGTCATGCCGAAGGGTGTCCGGAGGGATTATCATGAGCAGAGATCGCAAACGTAAACCGCTCGATGGCATTTTCGTCGAGGATCTGCCCGAGCTGTTGCAGGAGATCAGCCAATTGATCGGTATCCCGGCGACGCTGCTGCTGGTGGAGCACTTTGGCGGAACTCACTTGGCCATCCCGACCCATTTCAGTGATGAACGGCCTTTCGTTGCTGTGGTCGGCCATCGTGCGGCCAGCCTGCTGATACAACGGTATGGTGGTAACTTGCTTTACATCGCCCGTGCCGATCGGGCACTGCGTGCGTTGCGTAACATGGAAATCGCGGCGCGCTTCGATGCGGGGACCTCCGCCGAGCGCCTAGCCCGAGAAAGCGGCCTGTCAGTCCGGCAGATTTGGAATATACTCAAGCGTCCCGAAACCGTGCGCCGTCGTGAAACCACGCCACGCCAGCCCTCGCTCTTCGACTGAAACCCTTCACTCTGATCAGCGGCCCGCGCCCCGCTTACCCTGACACTCTCGATAGTCGAATCCCGTCGATCACTGAGACGTTAGGAGCTGGCCGTGAACGCCTTTTTCAAAGCCCTGTTAAACCCGTTTATCAATGCCGTCCAGGCGGTTGCCCATCGTATCCCCCGGCTGACCAGTTGGGCGATCGTTGCGGGCCTGCTGTTGATGGCCGTCGCCCTGCTGCACCCGGAGCAAATGACCGTGGTGTTGTGGAAACTCTGCCTGGTGACCTTGGCGGCACCCGTGTCGTACTGGATTGATCGGGCATTGTCCCCCTTGGGGCGCCCTCATCAGATGGACCCGGACAGCGGTTGCCGTGACGTGGCGATGTTTCGGCGATCACTGGTGTTCACCGCATGTGTGCTGGGGCTGACGCTGGGGCTCTGATGCGCTCACTTCTCGTTATCGTCCTGGCGCTGCTGCTGCCGGCACTGACGCTGGCGGACCGCGTACCGGTTGAAGCCGAGCGCTACCGCCGCGCGCTGGAACGCACCGCCCATTTCTATTGGGGCCTGGACGCCCCTGTGGCCACCATCGCTGGCCAGATCCACCAGGAGAGCGCCTGGCAAGCGGAAGCACGCTCTCCGGTCGGGGCGCAGGGCCTGGCGCAGTTCATGCCCTCGACGGCGGCCTGGTTCGCCGAACTCTATCCCGATGCCCTGGGCGAGAACCAGCCGTTCAGTCCGGGGTGGGCATTACGCGCCGCCGTGCTCTATGACCGCTGGCTTTACCAACGTGTGCAGGCCACCAGCGACTGCGATCGCTGGGCGTTCGTGCTCGCCGGATACAACGGTGGGCTGGGATGGGTGTACCGCGATCAACGGCTGGCATCGGCTTCCGGGGCCGATCCGCTGGCCTGGCACAACGTAGCGCCCCATAACGCGGGGCGCTCTGCCGCCAACTTCCGGGAGAACCGGCACTACGTCGCCGCGATTCTGGAACGCTGGGAACCGCTCTACGAGCGCAATGGTTGGGGGCGCGGCGTATGTCCATGACGAGTTGGTTGTTGGCGATCGTCGCCGCCGGCGCCGCGAGTGGTGCCATTGGCTATTGGCAGGGGTTGGAGCGTGGGGAACTCAACGTCACCGCCGAAGTGAGCGAGTCAACTGTCAACCGGCTGACTTCCGTACTCGATGACTACACTCAGTTAACGGCTGACGCGTATGCGGCCAGCAAGACGCTGCGCGAGGCCGCGAGGTTGCGTGCCCAGCACGATCGAAAAACCACCCAGGAGTTCCGTGATGCACTCGCTGAACAAGCTGATGTGTGTGCTGATTTTCGCTACAGCGCTAGCGTCATGCGCCAGCTCGACGCCGCATGGCAGCGTGCCGCCGACGCCGCTGCCGGCGGACTTGATGGTGCCGTGCCCAGCGCCGAGTAAACCGGCGGGCGACACCAAGGAAGACATGGCGGTGACCGTGAAGATCGTACTCGATGAATACGGCCTGTGCGCGGGTCGCCTGTTCGAGTTGCAGGACGAACTATTACAGCGGGGAGCGCGGGGGGCTCAATGATGAATTGGTATCACGGATTCCAGGTGCTTTGGGCGGTGGGCAGCGCGGTGGTCACCTGGTGGCTCTGGTTGGAGGGGCGCCGGCAAAAGCAACAGAAGGACCGATCCAAGGAACTCGCCACGATCAAAAAGGACCTGTCGGATCACCGCAATCACACACGTCAGCGGATGAGTGAGATCGAGTTGCGCCACGAGGCGCTGGCGAAGGACCTCAACAGCATGCCGACGCACCAGGAAATCCGTGAGCTGACGGAAAAGATCGAGCGCACCAACCGGCAACTGTCCGACATGGTCGGTGAGTTCCGCGCGATCAATCGCACCGTGCAGCTTGTGAACGAGTACTTCATTAACCGGGGAGATAGACAGTGAGCTATGCCCAACTTGTACAAGAGGACCGGCGCCTGGTGATCCTGCGGGTCCTGTCCGAAAGCGATCAGTATTCGGCCAACGAACACTTGGTCAAGGCAATGCTGCACTCCCTGGGCCATAACGCCGGTACCGACCTGGTCCGTACTGAACTGGCGTGGCTTCAGGAACAGGGGCTGGTGTCCATTGCGGAGGTGGCCGAGGTGCGGATTCCCAAGCTGACCGGCCGGGGCCTGGATGTCGCGATGGGGTCCACCATCGTACCGGGCGTGAAACGCCCCCAGCCGGAATAGCGCATGAGTCAGGCACTGCGTCACCTCAAAGGCCGCGAGCGCACCACGATCGATAACCTGGTGCACTGCCTGGTCATGGCCGACCTGTCCACGCAGGTGGACGGCATGCGGGGCCTGTTCGATCACTACATGAGAAAGACCGCCACCGCTGACGCCCGGCGGCAGTGGGCGGCCTTTCAGGCTCGGGTTCATGAGGTCCGGCGCGAGATGTTGCGCCTGGCTGAAATCGAATGGAAAGAGGATCTGTAGATGGGCCGTAAATCCTCAATCACGGAACTCGATCCTGAAATCCGCGCGGCGGTGGATGCGGCGATTCGGGAAGGCCGAGCCAGCATTGACGACATCGTCGAGCTGATCAACGAGATGGGCGGCGATGCCTCACGTTCCGCCGTGGGCCGGTACCGGAAAAACGCTGTCGATCAGATGCGGCGTTGGCAGGAAGCCCGCGAGATTTCCAAGGTGTGGGTCGGCAAGCTGGAAGAGGATCCCAGCAGCGACGTCGGCCGTCTGATCAGTGAGATGCTCAAGACGGTGGCGTTTCAAACCGTGGGCAACATGGTCGACGGGGACAACGTGGAAGCCGACCAGGTGATGTTGCTGGCCCGTGCGCTCAAGGACATCGCCGGCGCCGATAAGCTGTCCGCCGACCGTGAACTGAAGATCCGCAAGGAAGAACGCGATAAGGCCGCCAAGGTGGTGGAGGAAGTCACCCAGGCCGCCGGCATGGACACCGAACAAGTCGACTTCTGGCGCAAGAAGGTGCTGGGGATGACCGCATGAAAGAGCAGCTCTCCGATACCTTGCGCGTCGTCGATTGGGAAGAACTTCCCGCGTCCGTTCGCGAGATCCCGGCCGGCTTTAATCCGCTGGACGAAGGCGTGTTGATGAAGCACCAGCGCGATTGGCTGGCGTTGGACAAGGTCATCAAGGTGGCGGATAAGGGCCGACGTACTGGCATCACGTTCGCCGAAGCCCACGACGATACCCTGATCGCGGCCAGCCGGAAGTCCGCCGGCGGCAGCGACATTTTTTATATCGGCGATACCAAGGAAAAGGGCCTGGAGTTTGTGGGGTACTGCGCCCACTTCGCAAAGGTAATTACCCAGGCGCAGGGCCAGGGGCTATCCGGCATCGAAGAGTTTCTGTTCGAGGACCAGGACGAAACCGGCCGCACCCGCCAGATCAGCGCTTACCGGATCCGCTTTGCCAGTGGCTTCAAGATCGTCGCGCTGTCGAGCCGGCCGGCCAACATTCGTGGGCTGCAAGGCATCGTGGTGATCGATGAGGCGGCGTATCACCCGGACGTGCAAGGGGTTCTCGATGCGGCGACCGCGCTGCTGATCTGGGGTGGCCGGATCCGCGTGATCTCCACGCACAACGGAAAAAGCAATCCGTTTAATCAGCTTATAAAGGACATTCAAAACGGCGTGTACGGGGAGGACGCGGGCGTTTACCGCGTGACCTTCGATGATGCCGTGGCCAATGGTTTGTTCGAGCGGGTTTGCATGATGCAAGGCAAGACCGCGACGGAAGCCGGCAAGCGCGCCTGGTACGAACGCATCCGCAATGCCTACGGTCCCCGCAAGGCGGCGATGCGGGAGGAGCTGGACGCCATTCCCCGCGACGGTACCGGGCTGGCCATCCCCGGCGTTTGGATTGAACGCGCGATGCCAGAGGTGCGGCCAGTGTTGCGCCTGGTGCTGGACGATGACTTCGCCAAGAAGCCGGAAGAAGAACGTATCGCCTGGGCAGCGGATTGGATCCAGCGCAACCTATTACCATTGGCCGAGTTGCTCGACCCGCAGAGTGAACACGTCTTTGGCATGGACTTCGCCCGGCACCGCCACTTTTCCGTGCTGTTGCCGGCGGCACTCTCCAGCACTCTGAATCGCGACGCGCCGTTCGTGATCGAGATGGCCAATGTCCCGACACGGCAACAAGAACAGATCTTGTGGGCGCTGATTGATCTGTTGCCGAAGTTTGCCGGCGGGGCCATCGACGCTACCGGGCCCGGCCAAACCATCGCCGAGTACACCGGCGGCCGCTACGGCGACGGCATTCACCAGGTGGTGCTCAGTCGCAAGTGGTATGGCGAATGGATGCCCAAGTTCGTTGGTGCCTTTGAAGACAGCACCATCACGCTGCCGCGCGACAAGTCGATGGAAGCAGACATGCGTGCCATCGAAATGATCGACGGTATTCCGATGGTGCCGCACGTTGATCGCCGCGACATGAAAGAGCCTGAACTGTTTCGGCACGGGGACGGGGCGATCGCCGGCGCGCTGATGTGGTTCGCCAGTCTCCACCGGACCATCGAATCGTTCGGGTATCGCCCCGTGCCCAAGAACCCCACCGGTCGTAACGCCGACCACCGCCGCCGGCGCGTGCGCGTTACCGGCGGATTCCGTAGAGGAGTACTCTGATGGCCGACAGCCAGATCCTGGATCACAACGGCCGCCCCATTCAGCGTAAAGTGCTGACCGATGAAGTGGCCCGTGCGTCGTTGACCGGTGTTCGCAGCGTTTGGAACCACGAATCGGTGGCCAATGGGCTGACCCCCCAACGCCTGGGGGTGATCCTGCGGGAAGCCATTGAAGGCGACGCCGACGCGTATTTCACGCTCGCCGAGGAGATGGAAGAACGGGACCTGCACTATTCGGCGGTGCTCGGTACTCGCAAACTGGCGGTGATCGGACTGGACCCGCAAGTCGATGCCGCCACCGACGATGCTCACGATATCGAGCTTGCGGACGCGGTCCGTGATTTGATTGCGCGGCCGGAGTTCGACGACATGCTGTTCGATTGCCTGGATGGCCTGGGCAAAGGGCGATCGGCGGTCGAGATCCTGTGGCAACGTGGCGCGACCTGGTGGCCGCGCAAGTACGTCTGGCGTGATCCCCGGTTCTTTCAAGAAGATCGGGTGGAGGGGGAGGAACTACGGCTCAAGGACGACACCAATGCGTTCGAGGGCCTGCCATTACCCCCGTATAAGTTCATCGTTCACAAGCCGAAGCGGAAAAGCGGCCGGGCGATTCGCAACGGGCTGGCGCGGCTGGCGGCCACCGCCTACATGTGCAAGGCGTTTTCGATCACGGACTGGTTGGCGTTTGCCGAGGTTTTCGGTATGCCGATTCGGGTCGGCAAGCACGGCCCCAATGCCACCGAGGATGACATCCTTACCCTGATCAACGCGGTGGCGAATATCGGGTCGGACGCCGCCGCTGTTATCCCGGACAACATGCGTATCGAGTTCCAGGAGGCGGGCAGTAGCCGAGGCGGTGAGAGCCTGTTCGAGCGATTGGCCAACTACCTGGACAGCCAGGTCTCCAAAGCGGTGCTGGGTCAGACCATGACCACCGATGCTCAATCGTCCGGGTTGGGTAGTAATCAAGCCGACGTGCACAACGATGTGCGCGGTGACATTCAGCGCTTCGATGCCAAGCAACTTCAAACCACGATCCAGCGGGATCTGATCCAGCCGTTCATCGATTTGAATTTCGGACCGCAGGAGCGATACCCGCAGTTTAAACTACCGGTACCGGACCCGGAGGATTTGAAGCTGTTGGTGGATGCACTGGAGACGCTGGTGCCGATGGGGCTGGAAGTGGAGCAGAGCGTGATGCGCGACAAGCTGCGTCTGCCGGATCCGGCCAAGGGGGCGCTGTTACTCCAGGCGCCCAGCCAAATGCCGTTCGCGCCGATCGCTCAGAACCAGGCACACCATTGCCCGGCCTGCGCCACGGCCGCCGCGCTCAACCGCACCGAATCCGATCCCAGCTATGTGGACGAATTGGAGACGGAGGCGCTGGCGGACTGGGAAGCGCAGATGGCGCCGATTGTTGATCCGCTGGAACAACTGCTGGCACAGAGCGACAGCTATGAAGCCTTTCTTGAGGGGCTGTCTGACGTATTGGAAGAGATCGAGCCCACGGAGATCATCGAGCGTCTGGCTACCGCCACCCTCAAGGCTCGGGGACTGGGTGATGCCTCTGACCAACAGGATCGGGAGTAAGCATGGCGGCCGGTCCCGTTCCCCAGGAAGCGCTCGACTATTTCCGGGCCAAAGCGCTCCAGCCCGGATTTGACTATCGCGACGTCTGGCGCGACGAACACGACCTGATGTTCACGGTGGCCAAAGCGCTGCGCTATGACGTCCTGTCCGACATCCGCGATGCCGTGGCGGAGGCACTGGCGGAGGGGCAGACGTTCCGCGACTTCCAGAAGGGCCTGACGCCGGTACTACAAAAGAAAGGGTGGTGGGGTAAGGACGATGTCAGGGATCCGGTCACGGGCGAAGTGCGGGAAGTCCAGCTTGGCAGCCCCCACCGCCTGCGCACCATCTACCGCACCAACCTGCGCACCGCCCGCGCTGCCGGCCAATGGGAGCGCGTACAGCGCACCAAGCGCACCCATCCGTACTTGCTCTATCAACTCGGGCCCAGCCAGGAGCACCGGCCAGAGCATCAATCCTGGCTCGGTATCCTGTTGCCGGCGGACGATCCCTTCTGGCAGTCCCATTACCCGCCCAACGGCTGGGGCTGCAAATGCTGGGTGCGCCAGGTGTCCCGGCGTGAGGCGGAACGGCTGATCCGGTCTGGCCGGGTCTCCACCGTCGCGCCGCAGATCCGGACCCGCGCCTGGGTCAACAAGCGCACCGGTGAAGTGGAAACGGTACCCCAGGGAATCGACCCCGGATGGGACTACCACCCCGGCGCGTCCCGGCGCCAGGCGATCGCCGATAAGGCGGATCAGGCCGAAGCGCGGTTTAACGGTGGAGGCGGGTGATTTGTCTTTTTATATCAATGGGTTAGGGGAAGTAGGAAGAAGTTGGAAGTGCATTTCCGACTTCTTCCTACTAACTTTAAGGTGGGATGGCGCCATATTGAGGAAGGCGGGATGCCTGGAACCCGCAGAATCAGGGGCGTCGCGCTGTTTCCTGGTACCCTCGAAAGCGGCTTTCCGGCTGTCTCATTCTTTGCGGCGCACCTTCTCAGTGTCTCAATTTCAGGCGTCGCAATCGGTAATAGTTCAAATCCTGGGATTTGCTGGCCTTCGCCTTGGCTCAGCGGCTGGATATCCCATTATTCAAAGAACGCCCAATTCGCGTAGTCGATCCAGTATTCTGGCTTCCTTGACCCGCAGTGTGGCCAGCTCCATCATGAGATCCAGCGCTTCGCTTCTTCCGCCTTCGTCCGGTAACGCTGCCGTCTCAGCAAGTGACTCCAAGGCCCTGGCGCGGGCGCGGCGCTTATGGACATACCGCCCCAATGCAGAGCGGGACACGAAATCGGGGTCTTTCCCTCGGCGCAGCCAAGCCAGCAGCTCATCAAGGGTCTCCGCTCCGTCATCTATGCGCTTGTTGAGTTCTTCACGCTGGTCGTCACTAAGGTTAACCGCAAAGTTTCTCCGCCCCATCACCGTGGCCTCATCTAAAAGTGGTGATGCAATAATAACGGGATATCCCATTTCGATAAAGCCCGCCTCATCCCACTATAGCTCGGCTAACTCCCCCCACTGTTTTGTCTCAACCCTATCGTCGCATCACAGCTGAGAACCCGCCGGTTCGACAAGCCGCGCTTGCGCGGCGCAGGACGTCGCAAAGCGACGCCCCGAAGGGGTGAGCCGGCACGCCGGCGAATCAATCCCGCCCTCTCGAAGCTGACTCTCGCGCCCCCCTGATTTCTCAAGCTCCCACAGCGGCTTCGTAGACAGGTCTACGGGAAATTCTATTTAGCAGCGAATGGCGTGCTAGCGTGCTAGCGGGTAGTCGAGCAGGCATCCGACCCGGTGGCCCTCCAGAACAGAAGGGTCGAAGCAGACGATGTTGTTGTCCCGGTGCCAGCCGCAGGGGTAAAAGCCAGCATGGTAGACCTGGAACAGCGCTTCAAGCACCGGTTCGCCGTCCGGGCCCAGGCAATGCCGTGCCGCCGACACCTGCTTGAGTTGTTCCACGGCGTCGTAGAGCAGGGTGGTGACGAAGTTTTCGAACTCGGTCTGGGTTTTCCTGAGACGGCGTTTGACCAGCGTCATCCGGATCGGCTCCCAGTGTTCCCAGAATGGGGCGACGGCTTCCTCAATATCCGGGCTGATGGCGGCGTAGGCGTCGGTGCAATAGAAAGGGGAAACCGCATTGGCCTGCACGTCCTGCCAGATACGGTACTCCGGCGGTAACTCCTGCGAGTTCTCCAGCAGCATGGCCCGGTCCAGATCGGTGAGGACGTCCGTGCCGTCGGGCAGGGCTTCCCGGTGGGCGGCGGAGAACAGCCGCTCCGAAAAGGGGAGCCGGACCGGCTCCAGTACCAAGGACAAGTCATAATCAGACAA